TCTGCTGCTCAGGCTTCTGAGATCAAGCAGACAATCGGAGGAGAAGGCAACTACGAAGCTATGTCTGAGTGGGCTGCTGAAAACCTTAGCGATGATGATCTTAATGCCTTTAACGGTCTAGTTGAAGGTGGCTCCGTAGAGCAAGCACGTGTTGCTGTTAAAGGTCTATACGCTCAATACCAAGCGGCTGGCGGCAAAGGCCCGTCTCTAGTTCAAGGTGCTACATCAGGTGCTGGTGTTAAGCCTTTTGGTTCCACGGCTCAGGTAACTGAAGCTATGCGTGATCCTCGTTATGCCAATGACCCTGCCTATCGTGAGCAGGTTGAAAAGCGCATGGCCGTGTCCTCAATCTTCTAAGAATGTCTATAGAACTTTTATCAATGCTTGGGGGTGGCGTCACGGGTTTCGTGATGCGCCTCATAGCTTCCCAAGCGGAAGCACAGGGAAAGGCTCTTGAACGGGCTTTATCCCTTCAATCAGCGGCAGACGACTCTGCTGACCGAGCGGCTGCTCGTAATGCTGGTGTTTGGGTGCGGCGTCTAATCGCTGCGTCCATTCTGTTCGCTGTTATCATCGCTCCTTTCGTTCTCGCAATTATCGACGTGCCAGTAGCACTTCAAACGGAACGTACAGGACTCTTTAAAATGTTACTCGGATCAGGAGGATACAAACAAGTTGAAGGCTTTATTTTACTCCCAGAGGTGCGCCAAGGTATGTTGGCTTTGCTTAGTTTCTATTTTGGCTCCTCAATGGTCAAACGCTAACCCAATCACAATAAATGAATTCGTTAATCTCATCCCTCGTTGGGAAACTCCTCATAATGCTCATAATACCATTATTGGTGATGGTGGGCGTGCTTATGGACGTTACCAGCTACACAGCACAATGGTGCAAGACTACAACCGCATCACTGGTCGCCAAGTCGCCCATGTGGTTGCGTTCGACCCTGACTTCAGTAAGCACATTGCTAAAACGATACTGGAGTATTATTCGGGAGTCATAAGAAGACACGGTATTGTTCCCACGGCTGACCACTGGCTGTTCATCTGGAATGGCGGTGGCGGTGCGTGGAAGCGTGTATCTAACCCAATCAACGATAACAAACAAATAAATTTAGAGCGTTATAAACGCAGAGCATATCCAATTATAAACAAATACATAAATGAAAAGAAAAGGCGTCAGTCTCCGAAAGGAGCATAAATCCTCTTCTGGAGGACTCACCGAAAAGGGGAGGAAGTACTACAATTCTAAGACTGGCTCTAATCTCAAACGACCCCAGCCCGAAGGAGGATCGAGAAAGAAATCCTTCTGCGCTCGTATGAGCGGCGTAAAGGGGCCTATGAAAGACTCCAAGGGTCGCCCAACCAGAAAGGCTTTAGCCCTTCGTAGATGGAAATGTTAACTATGAGCTTATACGAAAATATCAACCGCCGACGCAAACTCGGCATCTCTCGGAGTAAGAAAGACTCCACTGTATCGTCCAAATCTTATCGGAACATGAAGCAAGGCTTCCCGAAGAAAAAGAAGAAAGACGACAAGTAAACTTTCGTTCCTATTAACTGGAGTAACGAACAGGCCCACCGAGGTGGATAACCCGTAAGTAAAACCAAGTAAAAAAGGAACACCTAAACCCAAAACTAAATCCAATAAATAAATAAACAGAAAGATAATATATCATGGCTGATACAACTGCATCCCGTTTGGGACAAGTAAACGCAACTGGCCCTGTCGATGACCTCTTCCTGAAGGTGTTCTCTGGTGAAATCCTGACTACGTTCGAAGAACAGAACGTGATGAAGGACTTGCACATGGTTCGCACCATCAGTAGCGGTAAGACTGCTCAGTTCCCTGTTACAGGAATCGCTAACGCTAGCTACCACACTGTCGGTGAAGACATCGTGGACGGCAGTAACGGTTACCTCTCTACAATCAAACACGCGGAGCGTACCATCAACATTGATGACGTACTGATCTCCTCGACCTTCATCGCTAACATTGATGAGCTTAAGAACCACTACGACGTTCGTAGCATCTACGCTAAGGAGCTTGGTAAAGCCCTTGCAAAACGCTTCGACATCGCAACAATGAAGACTCTCTTCGCTGCTGCTGGTGGAACTTCTCCTATCGGTGGGAACGGAGGCACAGAAGTATCTGGTGCTGATACAACGACCGCTTCTGGTCTTGTTGACTCGCTGTATGCTGTTGCTCGCTCTCTTGACGAGAAGGATGCTCCTGAAGATGGCCGCTTCGCTATCTTGACTCCTAGCCAGTACTACACACTGCTTACTGCTGACAATGTTGCTATCAACCGCGACACTGGTGGTGTAGGTAATGTCTCTACTGGTAAGATTGCTCAAGTCGCTGGCATCAACCTGTTCAAGAGCAACCACCTTGACGATGTTGTCGCTCTTGGTGATGACTCCACTGTTGCAACTGGTGACGGTTCCGCTAACAATGATGTATTCGGTGCTTCTGGCTCTGGATACAACGGTGACTTCTCCGCTCTTAGCGGTACAGCATCTGCTAAGGGCTTCCTTGCAGGTACTAAAGAAGCTATCGGTACTGTTAAGCTGCTCGATCTTGCTACTGAAAGCGAGTATCAAATCCAGCGTCAAGGCACACTGTTCGTTGCTAAATATGCAATGGGACACGGTGTCCTTCGCCCTGAGTGCGCAGTTAAGGTACTTCCTGCCTAAACCATAACTCTTAACGGAGACCCCTTGGGACAATCCCCTTGGGGTCTCTTTTTCTCTTACTTCCAATCTAAAAATAATATGCCAGCCCTCACATCCAAACTTGAAGCCGTAAACTCGATGCTAGGACATATAGGCGAAAGCCCTGTCAACAGCATCAGCGACACCAATTCGCTCCCTATTTCTGCTGTTACAGCTACTACAGTTCTCGACGAAGTTAGCCGCGAGGTTCAAGCCGAAGGGTGGCACTTCAACACTGAAGAAAGTGTGTTAATTAGTCCAGCCCTCGACGGCACTATCACACTAGACGACGACATCATCGAGATTGACCCACACGACAATACCTTAGACGTAGTTCAACGTGGGGCTTCTCTGTATAACCGCACAGACAACACTTCCATATTTACATCTGATGTTGCTATCGACATTGTTCGCTGGCTCGATTGGGACAGCCTTCCAGAGGTTGCTCGTCGTTACATCATCCTACGTGCCTCTCGCGTGTTCCAAGGACGCATGGTAGGCTCTCCTGAATTAACTTCTATTATTGCTCGTGACGAGTACATGGCCCGCGCCTCTCTTATGGAGACAGACAGCCGTACATCGGATCGAACTGTGTTTGACAACTTTGACGCCGCCTTTAGAATTGGTGTTAATCGTCCTCGCTTCTACTAATGCCTTTAATCAATACTTCCCTACCAAACCTCATCCAAGGGGTCTCACAGCAACCTGATTCCGTTCGTTTTGACGGTCAATGTGAGGAGCAGGAAAACGCTCTGAGCAGTGTTGTGGACGGCCTCGTCAAACGCCCCAACACAAGACACATAGCAAGACTGTTAGAGGAGGCTATAGATGAAAATAGCTTTGTTCATTTTATAAACAGAGACAACTCCGAACGCTATGTGGTGTTACACAACGGTTCTAGATTATATGCCTACAACATAATTACAGGCGAAGAAGCGACAATTAACGGCGCTACAGGCGGTTTATCGGTAGTAAACAGCGGTGACTACCTAAATACAGTTACTCCCAGAGAAGCCTTAAAAGCAATAACGGTCGGAGACTCAACCCTTCTTTTGAATACTGGAATTGGCGTAGGCTTGAAACAAGAGACTGATGGTTCCGTAGAGAAGACCGACGACTTAGAGAAGAAAGCTTTAATTTTCATTAAGCAAGGTGACTATTCTAAAGAATACTCTGTTAGCATCACGGGAGACCTCGCTGGAGGCAGCGGGGGAAATGTAACACTAAACCTAGAAAGATACACTTACTCTTACAATAGTAGCAGATACGGAGCGACCATCGTGTACAGATGGCGGGTAGGTAGTGTTACGGTTAATTCAGGGGGAACTGGTTACTCCAATAACCTGAGTATAAATGTAACATCTTCGGGATCTATCTATACACAGCCTATTATTACGTTTAATATTATTGGAGGGGTAATTCAACCGTCAGGCCACTCTATTACAAACGCTGGGGATTTCGCTGGATCTGGTTACTCATCCCCTAGCTACGGCGGGAGTACTTCTGGATTTACTGCGCCTACCGTCTCTAATTCAATAAATGATGCGCTTCCCCAGAGTGGTTCAACACCTACGATAGCTAAAATCACATCTGAAGGAAATTCTAACGCAGCACACGCGGATACAAATAGAATCTTAGACAGACTAGTTTCAAATTCCAGTGAGTCTGCGGATTTGACGGATATGTTTAGCTCTGGGTTCTATATAAAGAAAAACCCTAATACCAATCTGGTTGAGCTTTTGAAAAAGGACACATCAGGAGATTTTACAATATCTGTTTCTGATGGTTTAGGAGCGGAAGGGCTTGGAGTTGTTTACAAGGAGGTTAACTCAATTACCGATCTCCCAACAACAGCACCGCACGGTTTCATAGTTAAAATAAAAGGGGATGCGGAGTTATCCCAAGATGATTACTATGTACGGTTCGAGACTAATAACGGCCAGACAACTAATTCCGATAGCATTCTAAGTACAGT